TTGACCTTTACCCATTACTGCTGGGTCAGCGTTGTTTTGTTTCCATAATGAAACACGTTGCTCGTAAGTTAAGTACAATCGATGGGTGAATCTGTGCAATTCAAATTCCTCCACTATCTTAATCAATTTTTTCTGTCGATCAAGATAAATTGCCTTCCCATAGAAAGCCCATTCATCCAAAGCACCATCTACATTCGCGCCAACTATAACCTCAACAGATGTCTCACTAGACATGTAGTTACATAAGCGTTTATAAATAGATGCTTCCTCTAAAGGGGCAATCATAGTACCATAATCATCACTCCAAACAAACTTCCTCTTCAGGAAATCTATTTCGCACAATTTTGAAAAATTTTTAAGTTCTTCATCCTTCTGTGCCGGTGTGACAACAAAACCAAATTGCTTCAGATAAGTAGCATAGCCTTTCATAGTATAATTCCCAGCTAAGGACCCAACTGCAGCAATCAAATCATCTCCATAGCTCATCATTCTAATATTACTTGAAAAGATACGCCTAGGATAGAGATGGTAAAAATAAATTCTCATCAACAGACTATTACACAAGCTGTTAATGAAAACTGTCAGAGAATTTCCTGAAGGATTTGCCCCATCCAACATTAGAACATCACCATTAAAATCCACTACTGAAAAAGAAAGATCAGTAAAAATAGATTGGAGAATTCTAATATCAATATCAGAATAACCTACAATCTTGGCAATATCTATAAAAATTCTCCCAACTGCAATAATCATTTGACTAGGTATAGAAGTATCATAAGCCTTATAATCAATTGCAAACCATTTATCACAGAATGGCGTCTGTGCCTTTTTGAGATGCGCAAACATCTCATTCCATTCACTCGAACATGGATCAATTCCTACAGCACATTCAGAATCAAGAGGATTCATTTGCAAAAACCTACAAATCCCTAGTGTGTACTTGCGCATAACAAGTTGAAAGGGGGTTGAAGTAGCTTGAAACACTCTAACCTTCTCTTTGGTAACAAGAGTGGGTTCATCCTTCAGTGTAGAAATAAACCAGGGATAATATCTTTCTCCTTTTTTATAGAGCTCTTCAATCTTCTCTGCTTCCTCAATAAACTGAGAATCCAAAATGCGCTTATCTTGCCATCCATCAACCTTCCCTAAATTTGTTGAGAATAATTTCTTACTCCCAGAGAATGGAAAACCAATCGAACTATTAAAGTTCATAGAATCAATAAATCTCTTCCCTGGAATTCCATTAACAGTTTCATCCCAAGTCAATGGTCGAATCTCCTGACTCCAGAAAATTTTTTCCTTAAACAAAATATGGACCAAATTATTCGTATAGTCAGTTTTCGCTTTATTCAATAATCCAAAGGGAAGACCAGGCTTATCCACTATCCATTTCTCCATTCCCAATTCCCACGGAACATGAGGAGAATGTCCATCAGGACCCTTAAACTTGGGAGGCCCCCATTCATCAACAACACCAAAAAGCGTTTTGACACAATCCTTAATGGGCGTATCCCTAACTTGGGATTTCGGAGTCCTATTACAATTCAATGAAGAACCTAAGAAACAAGCAGAATTATCATTTTCAACTCGCAAATAACAAGATTTCTTCTTGATACTCCTGTCAAGAACTTTCACACCCATTCGTTCCACACCAAAATTACTAGAGGCACTCATCGGAATGACTGTAGCAAATCTTTCCAATTGCTCCTTAGTCCTAAGCAACTCGCCTCTAGTCGGAGTGACTGCATAAGCGTGATAACCACCATCATCCCTGCACTTGGTAGAACCACCAATATGCAAGCCTGAAATGCTAGCTACCTTATCATCTGAAATTACAGGTGACATGCATTTGCCTTCCTTCGCACCACTCCAAATATAATGAGCTCCTGGGAAAAAGAAGCCCAAACCACTCGTAGCCATACGAGTAAATGTCAATTCTTTCACATCATCCCATTCGATATCACCATTGATATCTCGGGTGGCAATCCTACCACTCCTAAATTCACTAGTTTCATGAAATGATTCCGGAAAGAAGTTAGTCAAGTCGCGTGTGTCCATAGTCTTAGGCATCCACATCATTGCTAGATCATGTGACCCAACACGCAAACATTGACTTGGTTCAATAAAAACTTCAAAACTTTTATTGCCCTTGTTCCCCCGATTATGTCTAGTTACTTTAAAATTACTAGCCTTTTTGGGAACAAAATGAAGTGGTATGAGAACACATCCACTGCATAAAACAAAACAATTTGATTTCGAAGTAGTTGTAACATTCTCAATGAACCAAACGCTATTTTCAACTGCGTCTCTAATTTCATTGGGCGTACTAGGATTCTTCAAAGATGCTACTGGTAAAGCATTCAAAAAGGGTTCAGCTTGACCCTTGAACCAATCTGGATCAAACCTGAACTTGCGATCTCTCCCTTCAACTTCAGAAATTGAAGGTTTCAATCGACTTTGAGGTTGCAAATACCATTTCTCACAGGCTTCCACATAAAAATCAACAATATCATCTTTGCTATAATAAGCTGTCGACATCGCCAATGCAGCAGGAGCCATGCGAGACCAATCATTCAAGCGATCTTTCTTCTCCTTCAAATAAAAGAGAGAAAGAGCACGAGGTGCATCGAACATAGCTGTGTTCTTGCAAGATGCCAAAAAAGGATACAAAGTCAACACACACAAAATACTCATTTGAAAAAACGAACTATATTCAAAAAGAATATTGTGTGAGCACCAAAATAAAATTGCAACAATGATCAAGCAATATTTAGTATCCTTAGTCATAGTTTGAACAAA